AATGGCTTGTAACGCTTTGAGTTCATTGGAGCGGGCGATGAGATTCGAACTCACGACCCCAACCTTGGCAAGGTTGAGTATGTGTCCACGTACTGCATTGAATTAATGGGTATTAATTGACAAATTGATGCGACGTCTCCCGTCAAATACACCACCCGGCCGTTTTTGCTGCATCTGCTAAGTCGGCGCTTGCTCCGTGCACGTATCGTTGCACTTGGCCTAGCGATTTCCACCCGCCTGTCACCATGATGTGCTGCAAGTCTTTCGTCATGGCATAACGCCATGTCGCGCCGGTGTGTCTAAGTGTGTGGACCCTGAAAGGGCGGACGTCGGCTCGCTTGCACGCTCTGATCAGTATGTGGTTGATCGAGCGATAGTCGGCGTATTCAGCCTTAAGCCGGTCTGACACAAACAGGGGGTCGTCTGGTCCGCCTGGGCGCTCCAGAACGCCGGAGATCACCTTTGCGGGCCTCGGAGGCATTGGAGCCGTTCTCGTGTATCCGCCTTTCGTTTCGTCGCGCCAGAAGGTGACAAGATTGCCGGACACGTCACGCCGACGCAGGGCAAGCGTCTCGCTGATGCGAGAGAAGACCCCAACCGTCAGCGTGCAAATCGCTTGGGCGGTGTCTGGTAGCTCTGTGAGCACCGCCTCGATTTCGTCTGGCGTTCGGTAATCCGTTCGACCTTCTGGCTGCTTCGGACGTCGCCAGCTGCGATGGTCGCAATAGTCGTTCGCGGCTGCGAGTGACATCACGGCAATGAAGGGCGTGTGAATCTGTCTGTTAATGGTCGAGGGGGCCTTGTCGCGTCCAAGCTTCTTCGCGGCCGCGTCTAGGTCTTCCTGTCGCAAGTGTCTGACGTCGCGGTCCTTGAAGTGCTCGATTAAGGGGGCGAGATACCGTCCTTCCCCGCCGCCGTTCACATAGTCCATGGCGGCCGCAAAAAACGGCCGCGCCGGTCGCTTGCCTAAGACCTCTTGTTCGAAGGCTTCCTTTTCCCACGCTTTCGCGATGGCCTCGGCTTCGGCCCTGACAGGTGTGCCACTGCTTCGGTCCAGCTTGACGCCGTGGTGCGTGCCGCGAATGCGGAAGTTTTGCCCTCGGGTAGGGGCTTGGACGTAGAATGGCCTGGCTGGTTGCGGATCAGCTTTAGAAGTTCTTCGACGGCCGCGTCATCCAATGTGACAACGCGGCCAAGCTTGTAACCGAGCCCGTGGTTTCGAACAACCGCGCGGACACGGCGAGATGAAAAGCCGTAATGGTCCGCGACGTCGTCGGGGCTGCAGGGCGTCTCGATCACGAAGAGACTTGCGCGTAATTGGCGGGAGCCTGACCTACGGGGGCCTGCTCCTCAATCCACTGATCAATAGAGTCCTCTATAGCGTCGGCAATGTTAAAAGGCATTTCATGGTCGAGAGATTCAACGACCAATGCTGCAATTCTTCTATTAATTGTTCTTGCGTCTACCGCAAAATTTAAATCTGGATGCCTCCCTAAGGAAAACACCGCGTGAAATACGGCCTTATTGAAGTTCACAAAGTCTTTTCGTTTAATTGGAAGTGCCATGCCCCACTCTCTCGCTCGACTGTTCTATCGATAAGACAAATTAACTATAGTTAATTGTCAAGAGGTCCATGATACGATTGTGTGCTAATCTTGAGCGTCGCCCTCTATAAAACGAACCCAGTTGCGCATGAAGGCTCGCACCTCGCGCAATTCGCGAGCCTCAACTTTAATTTCTACTTTAACGTTACTCTTTTCAACTCCGACACTTGTGTTGAAGTGGTGTCCCGTCTCTTTAAAGAGGTAGAGAAGGTTAGGGGACAGCTGCAGCACGTCCTCTGTCGTGATAGCGGGATCGCCCTTGCCCTCCCAGGATCGTAACAGTTCGATGACAAGGTCAGCAGGCATAGAGGTGCGCGAAGGATCGTCCTCATAGTGTTTCCATGCGCTCGGCGTCTTTAGGCCCGCAGAGTCACATGCCTGACGGATCGACTGTCCGGCGCGGTCCCGCAGTGTCCGCAGATGCAGGGCGATGGGTTTTTCGACTGTTTCTTCTGTCACAATACCCTCTTGTTCTAATTACTAGTTGACATCTGTTCTATTTATAGCTACAGCTCGTTGTCATGTCTGTTAGTACAACGAAAACCCGCACGGAAAAAGTCTCAGAATATGAGCCGGACCCTTTGAGGCCTCCAAAAGTGCGTGTGTGCAAGATACCTGGGTGCAGCAATCCTCATTATGCGCGCGGCTGGTGCGCCATGCATTATCGTCGATACATGCGCCACGGCGACCCTATGACGGTCTACCCGGCTAAAGGGGGCGCGTCTGATGGATAATCCCGCACTTCAGCAGCAATGCTCTATAGCCCCTATTTTCTCGGCAACGGTGCCGCTGCCCCCATCGACCAACAATCTATACGTCAATGCGCGAAAGGGCAGGGTGAAGTCAAAGCATTACGCCGACTGGGGTAAGTACGCGGCATGGAAACTCGCCTTAGCCGCGCAAAATCAGGGCTGGAAGTGCACGACGGCGCGTGTCGGCGTGATCTTAGAAGTGCAGCGCCCTAACGGTATGCGCGACCTCGACAACACGCAGAAGTGCATCTTCGACGCCCTGCAGGGCATCGTCTACAAAAACGACAATCAGATAAGCGCCATGGCGGTGTGTTGGGGGCCAAAGACCCCGGACGGTCACGCCGGCGTCCGCCTCTATGAGGCGTCAATGATGCCGCTCATTCATTTTCAGCAAGACCCGGATGACCGCCTCGGCGGCGGTCACTGGATTGCCCATTAGTTCCGCAACTTAGGAGTAAAACCATGTCAATGTTGGCATCAGTAGAAGACAGTGAAAAAGACTGGCCGGGTGTGATGGTCATTTACGGCCGACACGGGCTCGGCAAGACGACGCTTGCGTGCTCGTTTCCAAATCCAATTCTTTTCAACACAGAGAAGTCCACGCCAAAGGGCGTCAACGTTCCGTCTATTCGAGCTTCGGACATGAGCGGCCGTCAGATGCTTATCGACTTGATCGCAGAGCTGATGAATGAGCCCCACGATTATAAGACGCTCGTGATTGACACGCTCGATACGTTCGAAGGCATGATGGAGGAGTCCATTTGTGACGCGATGGGATGGTCGAATATCTCCGTCCCTGATTATGGCGTCGGATACACCGAAGCATCGAACGCATTCGGCTATATCATGCAGGGGCTTCACAAGCTTCGCGACAAGCGCAGCATGCACATCGTGATTTTGGCGCACGTCGAGGTGGGCCGGTTTGATGACCCTCGCATGGGCTCCTACAGCACCTATGACATCGCCGTGCGTAAGCGCGTGCGCAAGGTCTGCAGCGATCTATGCGACGCTATCTTCTTCATGAGCCAAGACCCGGCCCTTGAACAAAAAAAGGGCGAGAGTGCCAAGGCTAATGCGTCACAGAACGTCTATCTGTTCACGCAGCCTAATCCGGCATTCAACGCAAAGAATCCCTGGGGGATGCCTAAAAAGCTTCTCATTCCAGCGGACGACCCGTTCAGCGCACTTGCTGAACACATCCCCGGACTTGGTCAGTCCGTTTCCGCAACCACAAAGGAGGCCGCATAATGGCTGTACTTGGAAGTCTAGATTACGACGAAAAAGAATTTGATCGTACACGCACAAATGGTGGGGGCAAGACGCCTCCCGGTGAATACAATGTCGAGATCGTGAAGTGTGAGCAAAAGCGCTGGGACGATGGCGGCGTCACGCTGTCACTTCATTGTAAAATCATGGATGGTGAGCATGAGGGCTCAATCCACTATTACCGCTTCAATGTCGTGCACAAAAACGAGAAGGCGCAAGGTATCGCGCGCTCGCAGCTGCACCGTGTCTGCGAGCTTGTCGAAGCGCCGTGGCCGCTGACGGATGATGACGCCTTGATGGGCGGCGTGTTCCGACTTGCGATCAGCTACAACACGCAAGGCTACGTTGTCGAGAATGCGAGCGCGCACGACAATATGGCCCCGTCCACGACGACGGGCGATGCGCCGCCAGCTGGCAAGCCGGGCAAGGCAGATGCTGGCGCAGCAAAGTCCACGGCGGGCGCGTCTAGCCCTTGGTAAACACTTAAACGACGAGGGGCGGCCTTCCTGGCAGTCGGCCGCCTCTCGCCTCTCCAAAGTATTCCGCAACACTTAAGGAGGCTTGCCTTATGGCATCGCTCATTGACGCATTCAATGGCGGCTCACGCGACATGGTTGACGCAGCCGTCCAGAAAGACATCAAAACAAACAGACACGGCTATCGCCTTCGCGCGTCGGAGATCGCCGATCCGTGCGAACGTAAGCTCTACGCCGGTCTTCGCTGGCTGTATAAGCCGGAACAGACAGACCCTCGCAAGCAGCGCATTTTCGACATCGGGAACATCACCGAGGATCGGGTGATCGCAGACCTGAAAAAGGTCGAAGATTTTGAAGTCATTGACACTGAATGGAACGCCCATAAGTGGCGGGACGAGCAGATCGGCGTCGCTTTTGCAGATGGTCATGGCTACGGCTATCTCGACCTTACCATAAAGGGCCTCTCAGAAGCGCCGCAGACGTGGCACGTCGGCGAGGTGAAGTCGGCAAACCAGACAGACTTTAATGCCTTGCAAAAGCACGGCGTGAAGAAAAAGAAGCCGCTCTGGTACGGTCAAATCTCCATCTATATGTTGAAGCAGAATTTTGATCGCGGCATCTTTTTTATCGAGTGCAAGAACGATCAGCAGCGCCTATTTGAGCGCGTCGAATTTGATTATCAGTATGCGACGCAATTGGAGGTGAAGGCCGAGCGCATTGTCTATGCTCCAATGCCGCCGGTACGTGCGACAGCCGACCCATCGGACGGGATATGTCTGTTCTGCCGGGCTAAAGAGTGGTGCTGGGCGGATCGTCATGTTGACATCCCGCGCACTTGTCGGAGCTGCACGCATATCGAGCCCATCAGCGGCGGCAAGTGGGCCTGCAATAAGGTGCCGTCATGCGCGCGCACGCTGTCCCGTGACGAGCAAGAGGCGGGCTGCAAAGACTATCTCGTCAATCCCGACATGCGTCACTGGGCGAAGCTGGAGATCAACGCCGGGGACATGAAGCACGTCTACTCTGACGGGCATGTCGAGGAGGTGCGGCCATGAGGCCAATTCTCACAGATCGCCAAGTTGAAGAGATGAAGCGGCTACGCGATGCCGGTCGATATTATGACGAGATAGCCTCCTTGTACGGAGTGTCTACGGCAACTGCATTTAACTACATAAACGACATCACGACGGGGAGGGCTGCGGCGTGAAGATTCTTATTTTTCTTTTGATGTTTCTGAGCGTCGGGAGTGCCCTAATTTCTCTGAAATATGTCGCAGATTTCTTTTTTCGCGATGTGAAGTTTGTAGACGATGCGCTGCAGTGGGCGATTGTCGCGATGCTGTTCGTCTTCGCTCTGATGGCGACTTTTGCCGTGACGGCACAGGGGGCGGGGGCGTGAGGCTTAAGAGAGATGTTGCGGCGCTCTACGTGGAGACGGGCGGTTGTTATTTTAACTTGCCGGGCGTGCATCCTTGGGACATCGCCGAAGACGCCCGCATGTATGGTGGACCGCACCCTGTGGTGGCGCACCCGCCCTGTCAGCGCTGGGGAAAAATGTGGAAGGGTCAGCCCGGAAACATCAAGGTCGGCAAGGTGGAGCGCAAAGGCGATGATCACGGCTGCTTCAAGTCTGCCCTGTTCGATGTTCGGCGCTTTGGCGGCGTACTGGAACACCCGGAGCACAGCCACGCATGGGCACATTTTGGCCTTAACAAACCTCCCCGAAAAGGCGGGTGGATTGACGCTGGCGACGGCCGGGGCTCAACGTGCAGGGTAGAGCAAGGTCAGTATGGACACTATTGCCGAAAGCCTACTTGGCTATATAGCGTAGGTGTCAGCCCGCTTCCGGAGTTAAGGTGGGGAGTTCATCCCGTGACGGATGATATGTTTCCGCCCGAAGCTTTAGAGAAACACGGCCGGGAATACTGCCGCAAAGCTGGAGTTATGGCGTTCAGAGGCGGCGGTCGAAACAGTTCAATCCGAAACGCTACGCCGCCAGAATTTCGTGATGTGCTGCTATCTATAGCCGCGAGCGTAAATCCCCAATGGTGCGCGTCATGAAGCTCCGACAATATCAATCCGAAGCCGTCGATGCGATATTCGACTACTGGAAGCAAGGCGGTCAGAACCCCATTGGTGAGCTGGCGACAGGCCTGGGCAAGTCGCTGATCAACGGGAGCATCTTTCGTCGCTTTGCCGAGAACTGGCCAGATATGCGCGGCATGATGCTGACACATCGAAAAGAACTGATCGAGCAAAACTACCGTGCGCTGATCAAACTATTTCCGACAGCGGACGCAGGCATTTACTCTGCAGGCCTGAAGCAGCGTCGGCACCGTGAGAAGTATATCTTTGCGGGCATTCAATCGGTCTGGCGCAAGCCGCAGCTTTTCGAGGGGATCAACTTCATTGTCATTGATGAATGCCATCTTATCTCGCCGAAGGACGCGTCAATGTACACGTCATTCATTGAGGCGATGCGGGCGGCCTACCCGGAGCTGCGCATTGTCGGCCTGACAGCAACGCCCTACCGCCTCGACAGCGGACCGTTGACGGGCGAAGGGCAGTTGTTCGATGAAGTGGTGTATACGTACAATATTAAGCAGGGCATTGAAGATGGCTGGCTTGTGCCGATGACGACGGCGGGCGTCACCAAGGCCTCGATAGACTTGTCTGACGTCGCCGTTCGTGGTGGTGAGTTTGTGGCGGCCGACGTCATGCGTTCGGCCGCTGACCCGGAAATGTTGGGTAAGACCGTGTCGGACTTCCTGTCGCGCGTTATCCCTGGCCCGGCGCTTGTCTTCTGTTGCGGCGTCGATCACGCGCACGACGTGAAAACGCTTTTGACAGTGGCAGGGAAGACGTCTCGTCTGGTGAGTGGTCAGACGGACCCGGACGAGCGCAAGGAGATCATAGCGGCGTTCAAGCGCGGCGAGATCGACTTCCTGTGCAACTGCGATGTTCTGACGACGGGATTTGATGCGCCTAATTTAACGAACATTATCCTGCTTAGGCCAACAATGTCGGCATCGCTCTTTGTCCAGATGGTGGGCAGGGGGACGAGATTAGCGGCCGAGCTGGCGTCGAAAATCGATAGCTATGAATCGGCCGAGGAGCGGAAAAATGCAATTGCTCAGTCCTCTAAGCCTGTTTGTAATGTGCTCGATTATGGCGGGAACCTGCTTCGGCTTGG